CATATGGCGCGGTTAGGCTCTATGGATCCGGACGGATCTAAGTCTTTCTCAACAATCGACCTAGAATCTGCTTCGGACTCTATAAGCCTGACGCTTGTGGACGAACTTTTCCCGCAATGGTTTAGTTCTATCCTCAAGTATCTCCGGTCGCCCGTTTCAAGGCTACCGGATGGATCAGCGCTGACCTTGAACATGGTGTCTACCATGGGGAACGGTTATACGTTTCCTTTGCAGACACTTCTGTTCTCGGCCGTCGTATCTGCGGTTTACGCCGAAAAGGGTATCCCCCTTAAGCGCGTGAACAGCGAGAAGCCCAACTGGTCTGTTTTCGGGGATGATATAATCGTTCGCAGTGATGCGTTCGATCGTGTCGTCCACGTTTTAGACCTTCTTGGTTTTCGAGTAAACGCAGAGAAGTCCTTTAATAGAGGACCGTTCCGTGAGTCCTGTGGTTGTGACTTTTTCCAAGGTCACATGGTGCGTGGTGTTTATCTTAAACACCTGAGCACTTCGCAGGATACTTACGTCGCCTTCAACAAGCTAGTCAGATGGAGCGCGAGAACCGGGATCTCTCTCGGTTCTTCGCTGCAGTATCTGCTCAGGAAGGCCCCCTTTCTAGGGGTTCCTTTCTGGGAATCTGACGACGCAGGTTTCAAGGTGCCCGAGTGGTGGCCTTGGTTGAGAGTAAAACGTCGCGGTGGAGGGGTGCATTATTATGCATCCGTTCCGAAGCTTCGTTCAATCTCTCTCCTTGAGGATACCATAAGGGTTCCAAGAGGCCTACGTGCCAGGATCTACAATCCTAACGGGTTGTTGGTCTCTGTCACTAGAGGTGATTGGGCAGACGGCGCCATCTCTATCAGGCATGGTAGAGTGAAGCGTTACGTCAGGAGCCGTAGATTCGCACTTAATTGGTACGATTCTCCGGTGTCTGAGCTGCCTTCTTTTGTCGGTCCCCAAGGTCCAGATGATTTGTGGCCATATGGCCGCTTCAACTGGACTAGGGATCTCCGATATGAGTTGGCCGCAAGGCGTGCGGTGGCACCCATTGCAGGTGCTATCGAAGGGAGACGGTGTGAAACCGTCTTTTGGTCCCTACTTGAATAAGTAGGGTTCCAAACCCCGAGGGTGAGATGCCCTACCTCGACTGCCATG